ATAGTTATATGAAAAATCCTTATCAAACATTTGAACCTGGATTTAGACAAGGATCTCCAACAAGCAGAGACCCTAAGCTGCTAATATCGCAATCTATTAGAGAAATAGCTGCTTCTAAAGTAGGTAATAGACTAAGGGCTGTATTAATTTGATCTTGATTTTTGGTATGAAATAGTGTATAATAGGTCATCTTGGAGAAAATTATGACCTGTGGGATTTATAAACTAAAGTTTAATGGTACTGATAAAGTATATATAGGGCAATCAGTAAATATAGAAAAAAGATATAGAGAACACTGTCAAAACCTAATTAACGGTAGCAGTAATATTAAGCTACAAAATGCATATATAGAATTTGGTAGGCCTATTTTAGAAATATTATCTGAATGTAGTATACTAGAGCTCGATACACAAGAAGACGAGTGTATCGATATTTATAATTCAGTAAATAATGGCTATAATATCTATAGTACAGCAAATCAAGTACCTTCGTATACCGGATATGGGTATGGTAATAGTAAGTATTCTAAAGAGAGTATAATAGAAGTATTTACACTATTATGTACCTCTACTATGGCATATACTACTATAAGTAAAATTACTAATGTATCCCCCCAAACTATATGTAATATAAACCTAGGAAAATCTCACTATTGGTTAAAAGAAGAGTACTATAAAGAATATACAAATATGATATCTTTAAATAGTATACCTAGAGACGGCAGTAAGGTAGTTTCAGATAAACTATCGGCAAAGAATAGAGGGATAGTTTATCCTAATATAAGGTCTCCATCAGGAGAAGTATACACTATTGATAATGCGTATAAATTTGCTAAAGAGCATAATTTAGCTCCTAATCATTTTCAAGAAGTATTAAACAAACATAGGAAGTCCCATAAAGGCTGGAAACTAGCATGAGCAAAAGAACAAGTATTCTAAAGGCTATAGCAGCTAAACTAAACGAATGTTTAGATGGTTCACAGTATCCTTCAAATATCTATTCTCAAGCTTTTGCTAAGCTGAAATTTTGGGATGAAATTTCTAATATGCCTGCAGTTTATATGTCTCCCGGTTCAGAGCAACGGGAGTACCTACCAGGAGACTTTACATGGGGATACTTAGGCATTAGTCTTAAGTTATACTGTAAGGGAGAAGATTCAACTGAACAACTAGAACAACTTCTAGAAGATGTAGAATCTGTAATAGACGCTAATAGAGTACTAGTCTATGATAGTGTAAATAACTATGAGACAACAGAGATTCTAGTTGCCTCAATCACTACTGATGAAGGGCTTCTAGCCCCATATGCTGTAGGTGAAATCAACTTGCAGGTGAGATATCAACTCATGTAAGTTTAACCAGTATTGCTACGCTAACCACAGATAAATATCTAGTCTAAGCGTTTAGATACACAAATTAAGGAAAAATTATGGCTTTAAATTTATCACGTAATAGTAGAGTATTCTTTACTACTAACGTTAACACCTATGGTGTAGTTCAGAATACAGGATTCACTGCTGCAAATACTCAGGAATTCCAAGTTTTAGATGGTTTCTCGTTCTCTCAAAATGCTAACGCTGATACGGTTACTATCTCTGAAGCAGGTACTGCACCTGTTCGTGGACAGCGTTCATTCAACTCTAGCTTAGCGCCCGTTGACTTCTCATTCTCTACATATGTTCGCCCATATAACGCAACTACAAGCATTAGTGCTGAAGAGTCCGTACTATGGAATGCGCTACTAGGTGTAGAAGATATTAAAGCATCTAACGTACTAACAACTACTGGAGTAACCACAGTAACTTATGCATTTAATGCGGGTACCGGTGTTGCTACTCTTACTCTAGCTGGTTCTGCTATGCCTATTGCAGGTCTATCTACAGGTACTCAAGTTGTTGTTGGTGGTCTAGTTCACGCAACTGATACAGCTATTATTAATGCTGCTGGTTCAATTGTTGGTACGCCTACCGCTACTAGTATTGTTATTGCTCTAGCTAATCCTAAAGCATCAGGTGCCACTATTGCTGCCATTACTATGGCTACTGCTGGTACGGTTAAGTTGTACAAATCAGCCTGGGCTCCAGTTACAACTACTCACTCATACGTGAGTACTGGTGGTTCTAACTATAACCAACTGCAAAAATTCGGTCTTATTTTCTTAGTAGATACAGTTTACTACGTTATTGATAACTGCGCAATGAATCAAGCATCTATTGATTTCGGGCTAGATGCTATTGCTACAATCGCATGGACCGGTCAAGCTACCTCACTTAATACTAATGCAACAGCAGGTGCTGCAGCATTAGCAGCCGCTACCGTTAAGAATACAGTAGCGGCGTTCATTACTAACAAGTTAAGTACTGTTACAATGACTCTGGTTAATGCTCTGGGCGCAACAGCTGCGGGTACCATGTACAATATCGCGCTAACCGGTGGTAATGTTACTATTAATAACAATATTACATATGTAACACCTGCTAATTTAGGTACTATTAATATGCCTATCACGTATTTTACAGGTACTCGTGCTATAAGTGGTACACTAAATGCTTACCTAAAAACTGGTACAAGTAATGAAACCGGTAACTTACTAGCAGATACATTAGCAGCTATTACAAGTGGTAATAGCAACGCTATTGAACCCATGGCTGCTCTAGTAATTACTGTTGGTGGAGCCGGTGCAACTAAGGTTGTGCTAGATATGCCTTCAGTTACTATTACTGTACCAAGTGTCGATGTTCAAGCAGTTGTTTCTACAGCTATTAACTTCACAGCTGCAGGCAGCACCCCAAGTAGCACAGCTAACGCTAATACATTCTCATTAGATAAGACTAATGATATTGCTATCCGCTATTACTCAGTTTAATTAACTTTCCTGTCGCCAGTTTGATCCCTGGCGGCTCTTTTTAACAGTGTTATAACAATTAAAGGAACACAAATGGCAGAATCAACAAACCAAGTAGCAAGTCTTAAATCTCTTCTAGTAGCTAGTAAAGCTGTAGAAGTTGAATACCCCGGCTTGACAGGGTTCACACTAGATGTAGTATTTCTAGCTAGAGATACCCTAGTTAGTATTAGAAAAAAAGCGACTAAAATCGCTTATAAGAATAGACAGCCTGTAGAGGAATTAGACGACAAGCTATTCCTATCTCTGTACGTTAATGCGTGCATTAAGGGATGGAAAGGCCTTAAGCTAAGTTACCTAGAGCAGCTAGCTCCTGTTGACCTAACTGGTCAAGACCCCGAAGCTGAGCTTACCTACTCTCAAGATAACGCTCTATTCCTTATGCAGAATTCTGCTAATTTTGATGCCTTTATTAGTGAAACAGTAACTGAGCTATCAAATTTCACGAAGACCAGTACACCGAAGTAAATAGACTTCTAGTATCTTATTTTCAAAATAGCGCCGTTAGTATGACTAAAGACGCTTATTTTGAAATGTGTGAGGTACTAGGTAATGAGCCTATTGAAGAAGAAATACCTGTAGATTTTGAAGACTTCCCTACGGAAGTTCAACAAGCTTTTTCAGTATATGGAAAACTTAAAGATAATTGGGACGGAATGAATGGCCATTATTTGGGCAAACACTTTGAAGGCATCAGGGATTTATTTTACATACTAGATGTACCGGTTGAAGATCATAAAACAATGTTAGAATTGCTAGATATGATTGACGGACAGCGCTCCCAGTCAATTGCAGACAGACGACCGAAAGATACAAAATAAAAAACCCGCATATAGAAATATATGCGGGTTTTTTATGGGTGGTCAAATTTACTACTTGACTTTTATACGGTATAGTGCTATAATAAGGTTGATAAAATTAATAGCTGTACTATATTTTTACAGCTAATTAGGAGATACTATGGGCGATAATATAGCAAGAGTAAAAGTATTGATAAAAGCAGACGGGTCTGCCGCTCTGGAAAAGCAGTCGTTAAACACTGCTAATAACTACACACGTGCTACTAAAGCAGCCAATAGTATTAAGCCAGGGGGTGCTGCTATTAACTCTTCCTATGCTACTCCAGCATACCAAAAGAGTATACCAGAGACAGCTAATACTGTTACTGATAAAGGTTACGGTGTTACTAGAGCTGCGGTAGGTACAGGAGCTGCTG